AGCTGTAAGCACGGTGTAATGAGTTTCCGTACAGGTACTTCTGCTCGTGGCCCTTGGAAGGGCTGGATGTGTGCTGCACCAAAGGGTGCCACAGACAAGTGTGCAACTATCTGGGCATAGCAGATGCGGGAACCACACGAGTTTGAGGTTCCTTTATGTGCTCAAGTAGGTGGCGATCTCTTTTTTCCTGATAAGGAAAACGAAGGTAAAATGGTTCGCCTAAGTATTGCATCAGCTAAATCAATCTGTCGTGGTTGCCAGCACATTACTGAGTGTGCTGAGTGGGGTATCCGTAAGGAACGCCACGGTATCTGGGGTGGACTCACCGATGGTGATAGACGAAAGATACGCAAGGCAAGACACATAATTTTGAATGAGGAGAATAGTGCTTAAACTTTCCCGCGCTTGGAGTGGAGTGACCACAAAGGCCACGCCACTACCTGATGTGTGGAAGAACTTAGTTAAGCAATCTATAAAGTTTCGTCGCGGTCAAGTCTGTATGGTAGCTGCAGCACCTAATGCTGGTAAGTCAATGTTCGCATTGATCTATGCAATCAAAGCAAATGTGCCTACGCTTTTCTTCTCTGCCGATACTGATACCGCAACTGTAATGATCCGTGCTGCTGCACACCTATCGGGCCACAGTCAGGTTACTGTGGAACACAACATAGAGAAGCAACAAAATTACTACGTACCACACTTGGCTAAGACATCACACATTCAATGGGTCTTTGACTCCAGTCCGTCTCTTGATGATATTGAGATGGAGATAAAGGCTTACGTTGAACTCTATGGAATAGCTCCAGAGCTAATCGTCATAGACAACCTAATGAATGTGGCTGCTGAAACAGACAATGAGTGGGCAGGGCTACGTGCAATTATGATGGAGTTGCACGATATGGCACGCAAGACAGAGGCTTGCGTCTTAGTACTCCATCACGTCAGCGAACAAAGCGAGTATGGTTCTCCTATGATGCCTCCACCTAGAAGAGCTATTCACGGAAAGGTAAGTCAATTGCCTGCTTTGATACTGACACTAGGCTATGATCCGTCACAGAACCTACTGAGGATGGCTTCGGTCAAGAACCGATTTGGTCCACACTTTGCTGATGCTTCTCAATGGGCATCACTATTTGTAGACTTTGCATCTTGTCAGATTGGTGATGATGATGCACAAGGTAGAGCTTACCTTCGTAGTGCAGGAGAGGAAAGTACATATGGCCAACTCTAATGGACGTAAGGGATCGAAGTTTGAAACCGATGTTCTCAAGTGGCTACGACAAATGGGAGTTCTTGCTGAACGCTTGACGAAAGCTGGCAGTAAGGATGAAGGGGATATGGTTGCGATTATTGCGGGGAAAACCTATATCCTTGAACTCAAGAACAGGCAGACCCTTTCCCTGCCTGAATTCTGGAGAGAAGCAGAAGTTGAGGCGCTTAACTACGCCAATGCACGTGGTCTTGGGGAAGTTCCATTGCATTATGTTGTAGTTAAGCGTCGCAACTCTGGTATAGAAAATGCTTGGGTAATACAAGACTTAGCACAATGGATAAAGGAGAAGCAGTAATGGCTGTTGCCATTAAGCCTCTTCGTCATAGACGGCGTACCGCACAACGCGGTAAGTCATTAAGCCAATCCCAGAGATGGGGGAAAGTAGTAACGATAATGCCAGTACCAGGTGGAGAAATAACAACAACAGAGATACTTGTACCAGTAGTAGAAGAAGTAGTTGAAGAGGTAGAAGATGATTTGCCAGAACTGTCATAAGGCAGGAGAAGAGAATACTCTTACCCACTACAAGCGTTCAGCTCAATGGCACGATAAGTGCGATGATAAGGGGTGTGTATGCCAGCACAAGACTGGTCCAGGACACGTAAAGCGGGCAGGAGTAAGGGTAGAGTTAGTGCAGACTCAATCCCCGTAGGATTAATTGTTGCCCACTATGGCGGTGAGGTAAGAGAAGGTAGATCAGCTTCCGTACGCTGTTGCATTCATAAGGACAGCAGACGTAGTGCTGTTATGAACACGTACGAGAACCTGTACTACTGTCATACCTGCGGTAAGGGTGGCAGCTCGGTGGATATTGTTATGGAAATAGAGAATTTGGAGTTCAAAGATGCCCTCAATCGTGCAATCGAAATCACTGCTGGAAGCGGCCAATCATTACAGTCGGGTGATAAACGAAGAGGCTCTAAATTATCTAGAAGGACGTGGAATATCTGATGCTGTTGCCCAACAGTATTCGTTAGGTGTAGTAACAGATCCTATCAATGGTCACGAGATGCATAGAGGGTGGCTGTCTATCCCTTACATCACAGCTACTGGGTTGTGTGTTGGCTATAAGTTCAGACGATTAGATGATGGCAAACCCAAGTATGGATCTCCATTGGGACAGAAGGCTCATCTATATAACGTTGGCGATATAACTATTGACTCATCATACATAGCAGTATGCGAAGGTGAACTAGATACTGTTATCTTGTCAGGTGTTGTTGGCATACCAGCAGTAGGTGTACCTGGGGTACAAGCTTGGAAGCCACACTTTGTTAAGTTATTTGCAGGTTATGACAGGGTGTTTGTCATTGGAGATAACGACATCAAAGAGGATGGTACTAACCCAGGAGCTGAGTTCTCCAAGCGTGTCGCACAGGAGATATCAAACAGCACAATAGTAACATTGCCTCCATCAATGGACATCAATGACTTCTATCTGGCCAATGGCGCAGATGCTACGAAGGCTTTGCTACTAGGTGAGAAGGATGAGTAAAGACGAATGGCTACAGATGGTACAGATTTTGCAGCATATGGGCTTCCAGATCCTAGAGATCAATATGGAAACAGAGACTATACTCCTTCGGCCTACGCCGACAAGGTAAATGAAGCTTTCATCGCTGACGTCTGGCGCATTATGGATCAAGCTGGCAATCTACTGGTGCGTAAGCATCACGACTACGGCCCAAAGAACATTGCTCATTCACCAGGTGGACCACTTAATGGTTTGCGTGTACGTATGTGGGACAAGATAGCTCGCATCAATAACCTACTTGACTCTGGTGTTAAGCCTAGTAATGAGTCATTGCGTGATAGCTTTGTAGATCTATTGAACTACTCTGCCATTGCAATGATGGTACTAGATGGCGTATGGCCAGAGGTAGAAGAACCAAACTGTGACTGAACTGCATAAGTCTATCTACGATATAGCACCTAGCGTTGCTAGTGCAATAGCCCGTCGCTTTCGTGGCTACGTAGAACGAGATGATGTATTACAAGAATGCCTTGCTTGGGCGCTTACTCGTGGTACACAATTCAATGATGCTCTCAGTGAACCTAACCCAGTCCAACGTGTTATCAATGAGAAGCGTATTGCTTGGCAAATGAAACGTGCAGCAGAACGTTATGCTCGCAAAGAGAAGGCGGCTAAGTCTGGCTATCGAACAGGTGATGAAGCCTTCTACGATACAGCTATGATCGCACAGGTTCTACCTCACGTTATCGCATCCATTGTGGATGATACGGTACTAGAGCAGGCTCAGAACCTTATCAATGATGGCTCACCTAAGAAGCCTAGCGTTCCAGCAGAAGGTGGCAACCTGCTTGCTACCCTGATTGATGTCAAGCGTTCATACCTAAAGCTTGAAGTAGAAGACCAGACCATACTTCGTATGCGTTACCACGAAGGACTTACCTTACAACAGGTGGCAGGCTTACTAGAGTGTGCAGTATCTACCGCAGATCGTAGATGCACCAGCGCATTACGCAAGGTGCAGAATGGCTTAGGTGGTGACAACCCTTGGCAATGAACGAGATTGAATTGTTTGAGTATCTAAGAGAGAGCTTGTACCCAGACCTCGCTAAGTCTGAGGGTATCTATGACTCCTTTGATTGCATTAGTGATAAAGCTGGTCACTACATAGAACTCAAGTGTCGCTATACTCATTACCCCACACTATTAATTGAAGAGATGAAGTATCGCAAGCTCATAACGCAGGCTGCTGAACGGGATCTCATTCCCTTCTATATCAATTCGACACCGTTAGGTGTCTTTTCTTTTGACCTAATGGATGTACCTGAACCTGAATGGGTAACCCATTGGATGCCAGCGACAACAGAGTTTGCACGTTCTAACAAGATCAGTAAGTTAGTAGGTTATTTACCTATAGAAGAGGCGGTGCAGCTCTAATGCAGTATGACTATCGTTGCCCTGATTGCAATGGGGAGATGACTATTGAACGTTCTATTCACGAAGACCCACGTGAGCCTTCTTGTTTTCATTGTCACATACCAATGATCCGTAAGTGGGATACACCTGCCATTACCTTCAAGGGTAAAGGCTTCTATAGTAATGGTGGATAATGACTGAAGGGTTCTATAAAACTGATACTTTCAAAACCTCCAACGATGATACGTGGACTACACCACGTGACTACTTCGATAAGGTCAATGCTGAGTTTAACTTTACCTTAGATGCAGCTGCGTTGTCCTCCTCTACTCTAGTACCTGATAACTGGTACGGTCCTGATCATCCAGACCAGTCAAGGCGTGATGCATTGGTTAGGGATTGGGTTGAAGATAGCACTGGTTCTATATGGTTGAACCCACCTTATGGCAGGGTCATCAAAGATTGGATGCGTAAAGCAAACGCCGTTGCTAACGGGGGGGTACGGTGGTTTGTTTAGTACCAGCGCGTACTGATACAGCTTGGTGGCACGACTACTGCATAGATGCATATGAGATTAGATTTATTCGTGGCCGATTAAAGTTTGGCAACCAACCTAACTCAGCACCATTCCCTTCTGCACTTGTCATTATGAAGTAAAGAACCCTACCGCGGAAGGGTGCAGTAGGGTTCTTGTTGCTCGGAAGAGGTGAGCGGGTCAGACTATATCAGTACCAGCCTCGTCTGTCGCTATGTCTGAGAGCGCGACACGCACTCCCTGAATAGCGGTGTTCAATGTATCGTAAGCCGTGAAGGATCTGTAGTTCAGGTTCTCTACTACGTTCTCTAAGCAGCTGAGCAATTCCGTAAGCTGTTGATCTAGGGTTGTCTGCGAGGTGGTCAAGCCTGCTCTCACGGGTCCATAGGGTGATAAGGCACGTTGCTTCTGCTTTCGTATATCCGAGAGCTCTACTAAACTTGTAAGCTGTT